TGATGCTAATCAGGATGCTGATGGCAACAACTGGACAGCTACTGTATACGGAACTCAATCTGTAGACACAGCAGATATCGCAGACTTCACAACCTTTGCAGACTTAACAAGCTCTGACGTTCAAGGCTGGGTAGAAGCTGCTATGGGTGAAGAAGCTGTACAAAATCTTAAAGACGGTTTAGATGCTCAAATCGAAGCTAAAATCAATCCAACAAGCGTAACTAAAACTATCGGAGCATAAACATCATGGAGCTAACACCTTATTTATTTTGGAACATATTTATAACTTTGGTGTTGGCACCAATCCTTTACAGTATTAGACAGAACTCTGACGAGACTAAAAGACTTGATATACTTTTAAATAAGACTCGTGAAGAGTTAGCAAGAGAATATGTAACAAAACAAGAGTTAAAAAATGACTTTGATGTCCTTATAAGTAGGATAGATAAATTAGGTGAAAAGCTTGACAAACTCTTTGAAGTCAAGTAAAATAGGTATATAACTATGGCAAGAAAAAAATATAAAAAACAATATACTACAAAGGATAGATTAGATATGTCTAAGGGTGGTAGAGTAGGTTATCAAAAAGGAGGTCCTAAAAGAAAAAATGACCCTGTTGAGGCAAAAGATGTATTTGGAAACATAGGAGGTTCAAATAAAGTTTTAGCTAGTAATGAAGAATTATCTGGAAAAAGTTTATCTCCTAATCAAAATTTAACTAACGAACAAATAGCTAAAAGACCTACAACAAGAACTAATAGAGAAGGGAAAACAATACCTGTTTCAGGATTTAAAAATAACGTACCTGATACTAAACAAAATGACCAAATGTTTATTGGTAGAAAAGGTGATGTTAGACCTCAAGCTTCTCAACCTAAAACTAAACAAGCTGCTGAAGCTAAAACTACTAAAGCTAAAACTGAAACTCGTGAAACATGGTGGAGTAATGCAGGATATAATACTCCTCAAGATGCAATAGCTGATGGTTGGAAGTATGACCCTAATTCAAGAACATGGACTCCGGGTGGCGGTACAACTACAGGTGGTACAACTACAGGTGGTACAACTACAGGCGGTACAACTACAGAAACTACTGAAGCACCTATAACAGGAACACCAGAACAAATAGAAGAAGAAAGACGTAAAAGAGGTGTTCAAGCTGGTAGAACTGCAGAACAAATAGCTGCTGGAGAAATACCAGAAGGAATGGTACCGTCTGCAGAAGCTGTTAAAATTATGGAACGTAGACCTGATGAAACTCAGGAACAATACGAAACTAGAATGGCTAGTATGGAAGCTGAAGCAGTTCAAATAGAACCCGGTGCTGCATTAGAAGCAGAACCCGTAGCTGCTGCACCAAGCGAAGTAGTAACTACTATACAAGCAAAAACTGGTAAAGCTCCAGAAGAAATACAAACTGCTTTAGTTACTGCTGCAAAAATTACAGAAAATCCTGAAGTACAAGCTGCAATAGGAGAGTTATCCCCAGATTCTATTGCCAAGCTTGAAGAAATTAGAGAATTATCAGGACCTGCAGTAGCTGCTGAAATATCAGAAAAAGTTGCTAACGCTGCAAAAGCTGAAGATATAACTGGTGTTTTATCGTCTGGTGCTTTTGTTCCAGAAGTTACAGCAGTTAATGTTCAAGTATCAGAAACTCCAGATGCTGAAGTACAAACTAGAGAAGCTATTACAGGAGAAGCTACTAGCGGAGAAGCTGCACAAATTATAGGTCAAGTAGGTTATGAAGCTTCTAAACAAAGAGCAGTAAAAGGAACTGCTGCAAAAGGTGCTGCTGCCAATATGATTGCACAGACTGGAGATTTACCTCCTGAAATATCTGCTGCTATTGTTGAAGACCCTGCAACAGTTGAAGCTCAAATAGATGCAGAACCTGTAGAAGTTCAAGCTGCTGTTGCTGCATTACCACAAGAAGCTTTAGTGTCTTCACAAATTGAAAGTTTATTAGGTGGCATGGAAGATGGTGAAGTTCCTATGTGGGCTAAACCTGCTGTAGATAAAGTTAATGCTATGTTAGCTCAAAGAGGTATGTCAGCTTCTACAGTTGGTAGAGATGCTTTATTTAACTCTATTATTCAAAGTGCTTTACCAATTGCACAAAGCAATGCTACAGCTTTACAAGCTAGAGCAGCTCAAAACTTAAGTAATGAACAACAAGCAAATATAGAACAATCTCGTCAAGATATGCAAAGACGTATGTCTAATCTTGCTAATAGACAAACTGCTGAAAGTCAGACTGCACAATTTGCTCAACAGATGGGAGTAATGCAAAGTCAATTTAGACAAGATGCTGTAATGACAACTGCTCAACAACAACAGCAAATGAGAATGCAAAACTTGCAAAATCAACAACAAGCTGCTGTAGTTAATGTTCAAAATGAACAACAAACGAACATGCAGAATCTTGCTAATGAGCAACAAGTAAATATGGCAGAGCTTCAAATAGAAGCACAAGTTGAAGGAGCTAATCAATCTGCAGAAAATCAAAGACGTATATTAGAGATGCAAACTGCAGCAGACTTCTTAGCTAAAAACGCTGCATTTAAACAAGACATGGAAAAAGCTAATCTTAGTGCTGAAATGCAAATGAGATTTGCTAATTTATCAGCTCTTAATCAAGCTAGTTCAGAAAATCTTACTGCTGCTCAACAGACAGAACTTGCAAACATGAATAAAGATTTGCAAACTAGATTACTTCAAGGAAAGATTGCAGAGTCTATGGGTATAGCTCAACTTAATGTTGACCAAGCAAGAGCTATACAGAATGCTAGTACAGTTGCTAATATGGATATGGCAAACTTTAATGCTGACCAACAAAGAGTAATGGCTGATAGTAAATTTATGCAGACTGTTACTCTTTCAAACTTTAATGCTGAACAACAAGCAATTATGCAAAATGCTACAGCTATGGCTTCGTTAGATTTAGCTACTGCTGACCAAAGAACTAAGTTAGCTATAACAAATGCTCAAAGCTTTTTAAAGATGGACATGGCTAATTTATCTAATCAGCAACAAACAAATATATTAAAAGCACAACAAGAGCAGCAAAGATTATTAAATAATCAATCTGCTGAAAATGTAGCAAGACAAATTAATGCTCAAAGTGAAAATCAAACTAATCAGTTTATGGCTAGTTTAGCTCAACAAATGGAACAATTTAATATTGGTCAAATGAATACTGCACAAACTTTTAATGCTCAATCAAAGAATGCTGCTGCTGCCAGAAATGCTGATAGAGTTGCAGATGTTAATAAAGCTAATGCTATGATAATAAATGATGTTAATAAATTTAATGCACAATTAGATTTTAGTAGAAATCAATGGAATGCTGCTAACCAACAAGCTATAATTAATTCAAATATTAGTTGGAGAAGAGATGCTAATAGAATTGATACAGCTACTGAGAACGCAATTAATTCTCAAAATGTACAAAATGCTTTTGGATTAACTTCATCAGCTTTATCATTTATTTGGAATGAGTTAGCTGACCAAGCAACAAAAGATTTTACTGCTGGTGAAAACGCTGCTACTAGAAAACTACAAGCTATGGTAGCTGCTGCTAGTTCTGAAGGAGATGCTGCTAAACATTGGTCTACTAATTTTAATAATGCTTCATCTACTATAGATAGAATATTTGGAACAGGATAATAGGAGAAAATAATAATGGGATGGTTAAGAAAAAAAGCTAAACAAATTTTTAAAGGTGTAAAAAAAGTATTTAAAAAAGTAGGTAAAGCTTTTGGAAAACTTGGAGTTCTTGGGCAAGTAGGTATGATGTTTCTTATGCCTTACGCTACAAGTGCTTTAGGAAGTTTTTTTGGAACGGCAGGTAAACTTTCAAACTGGTCTTCTACTCTTTTAAAAGCAAATGGAATTGGTGCTAAAGCTTTAGGTCATGGATTAAATATGATTAACAAAGCAGCTACTTTTGCTGGTAAAGTATACACTACAGTTACAGAAGGAATTAGTAATGGTTTAGATAGGGTTACAAACTTTGCAAAGGGTAAAGGATTTACACTAAGCGAAGGAAGAACTTCTATATTTGCAAAAGATGTAGCAACTCCTAAAGCTCCAGAAAGTTTAACTAAAATATTAGAAGCTGAAAAACCTTTTGATGTTACTACAGCAACTCCTGAAGATTTAAGAAACTTTTTTGAACAAAGTTATCAAGAAGCAATTACTCCTAAAATTAAACCATCAGAAATTGTAGAAGGTTTAACAGATGTTTCTGAGTTGACAAAACCATTAGATGTAAGTTTACTAACTAAACCTAAAGATGCATCATTTATGGATACGTTAAAAGATATACCGGGTCAAGTTGTAAAAGGTGTTAAAGAGTTTGATGTTAAAGAAGCTGTAACTACTGGATTAGAAAAAGGTGTAACAAGTAGTATATTTATGAAAACTAAACAAGAAGGTTTAGAAGCACTTGGTTATGATATGCCAGAAGGACCTACTTTCTATAATACTCCTAACATTGTAGATAGTTTAATTGTTAATCCTCAGTCTTATAGTAATTTAGATTATTCAATAAGACAACAAGGTAATAATTTTACTTTAGATAATATTTTAAATTCTAATGCTTTAAACAGTTTAGTAGAAAGAGAAAATGCAGAATATCAAAACTTTATGACAAATTTTGCAGTTGGTGAAATGACAGCAGCAGATGACTTTATAAGACAAGGACAACAATAATGGAAGAATATAATCAAGAAGCAGTAAATGCATTTGCAAACGCAGCTAGACCTATACCGGGAGAATCTTTAACAGATAATCCTGATGAACCTAGACCTTTTAAAAGACCTCCAGAGTTTACAAACTTTAAAAAGGCTTTAGATTTTACTGCAAACGAATTGCTACAAGAAGAAAACTATATGCCTTTAATGGCTGCTATAGGAGATGGAGTTACTATTTTTGATTTAACAAACCAAATAGTTTATGTTGGTTTTAGAGAAGGCAGGTGGAATCCTGATTTAATGTTAATGTTAGTAGAGCCTATTGCATATTTATTAATGGCTTTAGCTGAAAAAGCTGGAATTGAATATAGAATAGATAGTGAAGATGATGAAGATGATTTAACTATTTTAGAACAAACAGGTAAAAATATTACAGAACAAATAAAAGAAAAAACAAAGAAAGGTATTCCTGCTGGTGCTTTACCTAAAGATATTATGGAAGATATTGAAGAATTAGAAATACCTCAAGAAAGTTTATTAGCTAAACCAGAAACAGAAGAAACAGTAGAAGAGCCTACAAGTTTATTACAACAAGAAGGAAGTTAAAATGTCTAAATATTATGATTATGAAGGTCAAGTTGAGTTTGCTCAACAACAGTTTGATAAGGCTAGAGCTTATAAAGAAGAACAAGCTAAAAAATATAATGATGTTTCTAAAAAACTTTTAAAGTTTGATACAATTTTAAAAGGAGCTAATATGTTAATAAATAATTCAGCTCAACAATTAGATGCTAGTATGGGTCCACAAAAAGCTCAATTAGAACGTATTTATAATAGAACCCAAGATATTTTAAATACTCAAAAAATTATAGATGAACAGTATAATGGTAATGCTACTTCTTACTGGACAAATTTTTATAAACAAAATTTAGATACATATGCATCAGATATTTATACTGATAAAGAAATTACTAGTGGTGGAAGAGCTTCACTTTTAAGACAAGCAGAAATTTTAGGTAAACAAAAAGCTTTAGGTTGGGCAAGTGTTTTAAAAGAAGCTCAAGACATACCTACAAGTGTAGAAGATTTACAAAACAGATGGAATCAATTTTCACAGTCTCAAGTTCCTCATACTGTTTTTGATTGGGCTACTAAAGGTTTGAAAAATTTATTTCGTGGTGAAACTAAAGAAAGTATTGCAGCTAAAAGTAAAGAATATAGAGAAAATTTATTAAACAATAAACTTTTCAAAGATTTTGGAGAGTTAGATACTCAGTATAAAGAATTTCAAAAAATTAATCCTGATACTACAGATGACATATTTACTGAAGCTGTGAATAAATATAATGAAATAGAAAAGAAAGTACCGTTTTTTAGAGATAAACTTATAGGTCAACCTTCATTAATAAAAGTTCCTGCTAAAGATGCTGAAGGAAATACTTATAATAAAAATAAACTTCTTATGATGGTAAAAGACGAAACAAGTCCCGGAGGAATAAGACCAGTTGCTGTTGATACAGAAATTGTTACAGATTTTAAACAAAAAGACCCTGAAAAAATAAAAACATACACTCCTACAGAGATAGATATAGCTTTAAGTAATGCTAATACTATAGTAGATAGAACTCCTAATAAAACTTATCAAAAAACATTTGCTACTATGTATAGGGATGAAACACAAAGAAGAGCTTTAGGACAACAAATTTTAGAAACTGCTGAAAATTTAGTAGATAAAGGTTATAAACCATCTCAAGCACAACAAATAGCTAGTATATTTATTGTATCACAAGCTAGTGCTAGAGGAATTACAGATAAAGATACACAATTAAAAGATGCTTCTCCTTTAACTACTATTATAACAGAGTTTGATTCTTTTATGATAGGTGCTGAATTGAAAAACGGTGCATATGATTTAGAACAGTTATTAGATAATATTCCTTATTTTAAAGAAAGTGCTAGAAAAGATTTTGGTGGTGTAGATAACCCAGAACTTTTAACAAGAATATATACTACAGCTTTAAACGGTATTAAAGGTTCTGATTTAAATATAGACCTTAAAAATGAATATATAAGAAATTTAAATATAGAATTTAATATGGATGAAAATATGGGAATTATTGTACCTGACTTATTTACTAGAACTGAAGAAGAAGAGGAAGAAAAAGAACTTAGTCCATTCTTTCAATACGAAACAAAGTTTAGAAAAAATCCATTATCATAAAATTAATATATGACACAAGTAAAAATAAACACAGGACTGTTTGGCTCACCTATACAAACATCTTATACTCTTGATGACCTTGAAAAAGATGACGAGTTTCAAGAAACTGCTGAAAGATTTTTAGAATCTATTGGTGAAAAGTCTAATGATGTTTTTGAATACTTAAGAGATTCTGATTTTAATTTAGTTTCTGGTATGCAACGTGCCATGCAAAGTGGTAAATTTAATCAACAACAAAAACAAGACTATAGTTATCTTCGTTCTAAGTTTGATAATGCAGACATGGGTAGTCTTCGTCAATATCTTGAACTTATAAAAGATGCTTCTGTTGATATAGTTACTGACCCTACATTAATAACTGCTGCTTTAACAGCTCCAATAACAGGAGGAACTTCGTTTGCAGCTAGACAAGGAGTAGCTACAGCAGGTTTAAAAACTGCAAAAGCTGTAGCATCTAATAAATTAAAAGACGTAGGTCAAAAACAAATAGCTAAAGCAACTGCTATAACTGGAGCAGAGATAGGAGCTTGGACAGGTTTTGATAATCACTTCAGACAAAATACAGAATTAAATGTTGGTTTAAGGCAAATGTATTCTAAACCAGAGTTAGTAGGTAGTACAGCTTTAGGTACGCTTACAGGTGGAATCTTCGGAAACTTAGCACAGCGTAATGCTTTCTTTAATAGTAGAATGAATAGGTTGTATTCTAATGATGAATATAGAGCTGATGCAGGTAATGAATTATTATTTAAAGCTAGAAAAGCTAAAGATGCTATTAAAGCAGTTACTATAGGTAAACCTACTTCTATACTTAAAACAATTGCAGAGTATTCTCCAACAGCTAGAAAGCTTGGTCAAATATTTACTGAAGACTTTGAAAGGCGTTTAACAGAAAGAACAACTAAAAGATTAGGTTACAGTTATGCAGAAGACTTAGATGCAAGAAGGTCTAAATATTTATTCTTATTTGATATTGCTTTAAAACCAATTAGAAAAACTGGTAAGATTAGTCCGGATGATGAAATCGGAGTTATTCGTATTTTAAGAGGAGATGATGCTTCTGCATATAGACCTGAAGTTCAAGAAGCAGCTACTAATCTTAGAAAAATGTATGATACTATTTTAAAAGATGCAGAAGATGTAGGACTCGAGCCAAACAAAATTGAAAATTATTTTTCAAGGTCTTGGAACAGAAAAGCTATATTAGATAACGAACCTGAATTTAAAAAGATGTTAGTTGAAGATGGTGTTGTACCTGCTGATGAAGTAAATGATGTTGTAAGAGGAATGTTAAATAAAAACAATGAATTATATTCTTCTCATTCTAATTTACTTGGACAAGCTAGAAGTTTTAAAAATTTAAATGATAATAAATATGAAAAGTTTTTAACTAATGATTTAATACCTGTAGCTACAAATTATTTTATGAATGCTGCTAGAGCTATTGAACATAAAAAAACATTTTTACTACCTACTAAAGCAGAAAAACTTGCTGGTAAAACTGATGAAACTGTTCTAAAAGGTTTCCAACAATCTAATGAAGACCAGTTTGTTGAAAGATATATAACTAAAATAGATAATGAATTGGCTGCTGTTAGAAACGGTAAAGGTTTATCAAGAAGAGACAAACAAAAAATTGTAAAGCTTTATAAGTCTGTTACAGGACAAGTAGATTACTTTGATTCTGGTTTAATACAAGGTATTTATGATACAACTAAACTTGCAAATGCTGTAGCTTATCTACCACTAGCAACTATATCTTCTTTTACAGAAGCATTTATACCTTTAGCAAAAGCTCCAACAAAAAGCTATGTTAAAGGAGTTTACGATGGTATTACAAAAGGACATAAAATATTTACAGATGAAACCGTAAATGTAATAAAACAAAAACATGGGCTTAGTGATGACGCTATTCGTAGAGAAATGGCAAGTGTCTGGATTGGTATAGATGAGGCTATGGCAGATGTAACTAATCGTTTAGCTGGTGAAGGATTACAGAATGAAGTATTACAAAAAGGAGCCAGAGGATTTTACAGATTTAACTTACTTGTACCTTGGACAAAAACTGTACAACTTGCATCTTTTTCAACAGGTAAAGATTTAATTCAATCTAATTTAAATAAATTAAATAAGTTATCAAAAGAAGGTGTAGAAGTTATGAGTGACTTTGCACCTGTTAAAGCTCAAAATTTAAAAAGTGAATTGTTTGATTTAGGTGTAGATGTTGACCAAGGATTAAAATGGTTAAATGCAGGTGCTAAATTAGACGATGAATTTTATGAGCAAATCGTAAGAGGAGCTGGTAGGTTTACTAACGAAGTTATATTACAAACTTCAAGAGAAAGAGCTAAAGTTCCTTTATATATGACTAATCCAAAGTTTGATATCTTGACACAGTTTTTAAGATATCCAACTGTATTTAGTAATACTATCTTAAAAAACTTTGCAAGGAATACAATAACTAACCCAGCAGTAAATGCTCCTAGATTGACAGCTTTTGCTATGATGGCTACAAATGTTGCACTAGCTACAAACTATTGGAGAAGTAGTAAAGAAGAAAGAGATAGAATAAACGAAGAAGGTTTAGATAACAAAGATATTTTAAGAGCTTTTCAAAGAATAGGTTTATTAGGTCCACTAGAGCATGGTTATAGATATTCAGAAAGTTTGTCTTATGGTCAAAATCCATTAGTAGGTTTAATTAATTTAGGTGGACCAGCTATAAATGATATTGTAGGAATGACACTATACGATAGAGGATTTTTAGAGACTGCTGCTAGAAAAGCACCTTTAATAGGCACTAGAAATGTGTTAAAAAATTATACAGGTTTAGACCCTTATACACCTTTAAAAGAAAAAGCAAAAGAAAAAGATGATGAAATAAGTGCCTTTGTTGAAGATATAGCTAGAAAAATTTCAATGAATGCAGAAGAAGAAAGTGGAAGAACTAAATCTCAATTAGAACCTATGACTAGGTCAACTTTAAATACTGGAGGTTTTGTTACTGCTACAGGTAATTTTCAATCAACATCAGAAACTGAACAAGAAATAGATAAAATTACAGGCGATGCAATTTTTAACTTCTTTAAAGAAAGAGAAAAAAGAAGAGATGAAGCTCATCAACAATTAATAGAAGCTACTGAAGAAAAAGATGTTAGAAAAGGTTTTGAGGCTTTTGAAACTTTACCAGTTGGAGAACAGATAGCTGGTTATATAAATCCTGTTACTAATGTACCTTTATCTTTAACTGGAGCTGGAGTATATGCAGAAAAAGCACAACCAAGTTTTAAATCTCCAAAAGAATTTATATTAGATGCTATAAACCCTAGAAAAAATATATTACAGAAAATGCCTATTAAAGTAGAAGACCCTATGTCTGCTGGTATTGCAGTTGCAGAAGCTACAGGATTAATACCTGCTGCTGGATTTTTTGGTAAAGGAGCAAGTAGATTTTTAAGAAATGTACAAGCTAGAAGAGGCGATGACACTATGGGTGGAGGTGGAAGTGGTAAACCACCTATTGATAATGAACAAGAATATTTAAAATTATCTGAAAAATATTACAAAGATTCAGAAGGTGTTTTTTATTCTCCAGTATTAAAAACTTTATTATTAAAAGCTCCTGAAAATGTAAAAGGAGAAGCTTTACTTAAATGGTTAAATAATCAAGAAGGTATAAAAAAAGAAGAATTAAATTTTTTAAAGCTTGATGAATATGTAAAAGAAAATCCTAAAGCTGGTGCTATGGATATGGCTAAATATTCTGATGATAAAAAACTAGAAATAAATACTAATGTTAGAGAAACTACTGAACCTGTAGAATTAAAATTTGATACTGAAGTATCTATGGAAGACCCTTTAGATGGAAGTCTTCCTTGGGAAAATTTAGAAATTTCAGAAGAAGATTATTTAAGGTATCCGTATATGAAAATAACCCCACAATTAGAAGGGTACAATGAGGGCAGGGCTTTTGCTTATGGTAATGGTGACGTTGGGTATCAATTATTTATAGACGGAGAAAGAGTAACAAATAGAGGAAGAGATTTTTCTACAACGGGAGACATAGCTTATAATGCTACAGAAGCTAAAATGCAGTTAGAAGGTATATTAGTAGATGAAGGAATATTAGATATTTATGATAGGTCTAGCACCACTAATACATTATATAAACATCATATAGATGAAGATTTACCCGGAGGAAAAAATTATAAAGAAATTACTTTTAATCTTAATGAAAATGTTGTAAAAGACAAAATTGATTTTAATAAATTTACTAGTGTTCTTGATGGAAATTTTCATTTTAGAAATAAAGAAGATGCAACTCAGTTTGCACATGCTTTGATAAGAGATAGAAAAGTTAGAGTAGGAAACTCAGTAGAAGTTAAAAATAGTTTACATATAGATGAGCTACAATCAGATTTACACACTCAAGGACATAAAGTTGGTTATGATACTCCTAAAAATAGAGAAAAAATTGCAACTGAAGTTGCTGTAAGTTTAAATAAAATTCAAAATTTAGGAGAAGAAATTTTAGATAGTTTCAATTGGAATTCATTAAAAAGAAAAAAAAATACTCCAGATTCATTAAAACAAATGCTTAATATAATTGAAGAAAGAGTTAAAAATTTACCAATAACAAAAACAGAAGTAAACAAAATATTAGAAAATAAAAAAGGAAGTGGTTTTTATGATAGTCTACGACCTGTTGTGGGAGAATTAGGGTCTCATATAGATGATACTTTATACGGAGAAGCATTTATATTAGGTGCTACAACTACATCAAGTAAACAAGTAAATAAACTTTTAGATTTAAAAACAGAAATACAAAAATACATTTTTAATATACATGATAATTCTATCGACTCTTATGATAAATTAGTACCAGACTATCCTTATAAAAACAACTGGCATGAGCCTGTTTTAAAACAATTATTATATAGAGCTGCTAAAGAAAATAAAGATGCTTTATCTGTTTCAACATCAGATGTTATTTTAACAAGGTATAGCGGTGAAGGACCTGCATATAAAAAAATGTTATATGATAACAAAGTTCCTTCTACTATGGAAAAGTTAGCTAATAAATATGGAGGTATATTTGAAAGAAAAGGAATGCTTGAACCTTCTGATATAAATCCTAGGTATGATGAGTATTTAGAAAAAAGAGCAACCAATAGACCTTTATCAAATACAGGTAAAAACTTTTTAGATGCTATTGAAGATGGAGATATTGATGCAAATATAATTTTTATAACACCTAAAATGAGAGAAAAAATATTAAAAGAAGGAGTACCGGGTTTTGCTAAAGGAGGATTAGTAGAAGGTAAAGATGACGTACCTTACACTAAAGAGAACCCAGCAGATAGAGTTGACCCTTTTACAGGACAACCTTACTCAGTACAGATGGGGGAATTAGGATTAGATGTTTTTCAAGAAAGATAATAAAATGGATATAGAACTTTGCAAAGCTGAAATAAAACGACACGAAGGTGAAGTGTTAGAAATTTATATGGATAGTCTAGGCTATAAAACTCTAGGAGTTGGACACCTTTGCCAACCTAACGACCCTGAATATAACTGGGAAGTTGGCACACCTGTCACACAAGAAGTTGTAGATATGTATTACGAGGATGACTTTGAAAAGCATTACAAGGAAGCTATACATGTCTTTGGTAGCGAGGAAGACTTTGAAAAGCTACCAGAAGTTATACAAAGAGTGTTAGTAAACATGTGTTTTAACCTAGGAGGTTCAAGACTTTCAAAGTTTCGTAACATGTTGAAAGCTTGTAGAGAACATGATTGGGCAAAGATGGCTGTTGAAATGGAAGATAGTCGTTGGTTTAAACAGGTAGGTAGAAGAAGTATTGAATTACAAAAAATGGTATTAGGAGCCTGAAATGAAGAACGTATTAAAGAACATAGTTGGAGCTGTTGCACCTACATTAGGTACTGCCTTGGGTGGACCAATGGGAGGAATGGCAGCAAACATGATAGCTGATGTATTGGGAGTACCTAATACACCTAAAGCTATAGAGAAAGCTGTAGCAGAAGCTACCCCTGAACAAATGTTAGAACTTAAAAAAGCTGAACAAGCTTTTGAAGTTCAGATGAAAGAGTTAGAAGTAGATGTGTTTAAGTTAGAAACACAAGATGCTCAAGATGCTAGAAAGAACTTTAGTAAAGATTGGACTGCACGTATTATGGGTATAGCTACCGTAGGTGGATTCTTAGGATATATATTCCTTGTTACTTTACAACCACCAGAGCAGAACTCTGAAGCTCTTATAAACCTTGTCCTAGGTTATCTTGGTGGTTTAGCAAGTGCTGTTATATCTTTTTACTTTGGAGCTTCTAACACTTCTAAAGACTAATGGAACAAGTAGTAGTCTTTATTCAAGAAGTTGGATTTCCTATAGCAGCAG